TGGGATTCTTTTTATTCAAGGATGAGTTTTTTGATTGAGAGTGAGCCATCTATGTTTTCCTCAAGTTCTGCTTTGGATTTTATACATTTATATTGGATAGATTTTCCTTTAGATGTTCTTTCTGCTACACGTTTACCTTTGAGGCATTCGCTTAAAGTAGGTTGAATTCTATGTTCTTTAATCTCGTGGTCTATAATCATAAGTAGGGCAAAAACGGTTTCGATGATCATGGTGTGTCTCCATTAGAAAAAGTTCTTTGTTTGTCTTTTAGTTTTTCAATATCACCCATCATCTTCTCTACATCTTTTTGTAGACGTTCTACGTTAACTGTATTTGACATCATACCCTTCATTTGGTCATTAATTTGCTCGACTTCACCACTTAACATTTCCACTAACATGAAAAGCTCGGCCTCCCCACTTGATTGTCCTAAATCTCCCCGTGGGTATTTGATTCTAAATTCTGAATTTTGTTCTAAGTCTTTTTCAAATAGTTCTAATTTTGTTGAGTGCTGGTTGAGCTTCTCATTTATACCGAAATATGCCCACGTTCCAATCGCGACTAGCGTGATTAGCGACGCAACTGTCTTCATAGGCATCTGAACTTTTGCTTCGTCTGAAATTTTTAATGTCATTTTCTTACAATATGTTTTCTTAGTGCTCTAACTAATCTTTCAATATTGTCAATAATATCAATAAGCGTTTTATCTTTAATAAACTGTTGATCACGTTTTAATTCATCATACTCTCTTAAAGGAATAGTTACAGTTCTTCTAGAAGAAACCTCATCTTCATAACTGGCATCAACTGCCGTCTGTTTATCCTCACAATCACTTGTCATTGACAGCTTTCGCATTCTCCAGTGTCATCAATCACTAGACCACCTTCGTTTTCGTCATTTTTATCTTCAGCTTTAGTTTCACATTCACATTTTTTACAGGCGCACAGCCCATATGCATCTGAATGTAATTCTTCTTTACAGTGGCAGTCGTGATGACATTTTTCACATTTAGTCATCTTTTTTTTCTTTTCCTTCTGGAAGTCCACTTTTTAACCAGTTATAAAACTTCCTAAATGGCCAACAAATAAATTTGATAATTTTTTTAATCATCTTTTGTCTCCTTAATATCATAGAAGAATCTATCTGAATCTTCTGTTTTCCATTTACGTTTATCTTCAACGTTCCAATCCGAGGTTTGCACTTTCCAATCCCACGGAACTTCGTCTTTAACAGTAAAAGAAGGAATATTCCATATAATTCTATTATTGGGTTGTGCTGCATAATTACCATTATCTAATGCTAATATATGAGCGCACTTATGTTCGTGCGATATTTCAGAATGATCTGTATCGACTATATTACTTTCTGGATGGGCCCAGTCAACAGTAAAAAGATATTTACCTGCGTGCCATTTCTTGTCTTTTCCCCAATATTTTCCAGCTTGTGCGTCTAAGATATCGAAAGAAGTGACAGTAGGATAATAGCTAAAACAATTCCATAGCTCCAGCTCATCAAGTCTATATTCAGGAACTTCTTCTGGTTTAAACCCCGGCTGAATGAACGCAGAGATTGGCAGACGGTAGAAGACCGCACCTTGTTCCATAATTGCGTGGAACAAAATCGGACGACCAGTAATCGAAGCCAGCCCGAAGATAATACAATCTTCAACTTCGCCATGATGAGTTTTAAGATCATGAAGATATTCTCTCCTGATCTGCGCGTAGGTTGCAGGTGTGTTTACATTCAGGTAAGCCATTTAACATGACTTATTTTGTAGCTAGTTCGTAAAGTATGATAATAGCAACTATAACTATAACTGTAGTTTTTTTATTATTTATTGCTAAGTTCCATATTCTTTTAACTTCTTGTTTTACTTTTTCCATAGTGTCCTCCTATTTTTTTATTGTACCCCAATTTTCCCCTCTTTTATACGTAACTTTGTTAGTAATTTTAAGAGGAATAGAGGTCTCCATTATTTTCTTTACAACTAAAGCCTCCTTATCATTTTTTATGGAAATACACAACTCATCATGTATTTGTATTTGAGGTAAAATTCCTTTTTCATATAAATTTACCATTGCTTTTTTAGTCATATCAGCCGCACTCCCTTGGATTAGTCTATTTAAAGCTTTGTAGGTAAATGCAGGTTTGTAATGTTTATCAAAGTTCTTCATATAATCTTTAGGTATTTTACCGTCTTTATATGTGTCAACTACGGCTGCTTTAAATTCTTTTTTTGCTCCTTCTTTCGTGAGTATAGGTACGGGGTCATATCTATTAGTTGTATTATTCCATTCTCTATCTCGTGTCTCCCATTTATTAAATCTACAAAACCTATCTTCTAAGGTGAATAATAGTTTATGCTCTTCTGCAAATTGAATTAAGTCTTGAGATAGTCGTCTTACAAAAGGTGCTTTAGCATGGTAAGTATTAAATAATTTAGTAGCTGCTTCTCTGTCTAACTCTAATTCTTTTTGTAATTTCATTTTTCCCATACCATAGAAAAGCCCTAAGTTAATAGTCTTGGCCGTGATCCGTGGTATGTTAGCCATGTCTGCTACAGTTTGGTGAAAGTCCACGTCTTTTTCTTTATAAGCCTCTTCAATTGTTTTTAAACTTTCTATTAAATTTAATGGGATTTCTGTTTCGTTGGAATCTATATAAGTTTTTAATGCGTAATGAACAACGAGTCGTGGTTCCTGTTGAGAATAGTCAAAGCTCCCCCACGTACAACCTTCATCAGGAATAAATAATTCTCTCATTCGTTTACCATAGTATCCTTTAGCAGGAATTTGTTGTAGGTTTGGATTACTCATTGAAAATCTGCCTGTAACCGTTCCTCCTTGATCGGATCTAATTTGATTTATATCTGCATGGATTCTTCCATTATGTACGAAACCTAATAGACCTTCAACAAATGTATTTTTAACTTTGTCACACTCTCTTGCTATTACAATCATACGTAAGAAACGATTCTTGTGAGTCTTAAGATAATCTTTTGGAAGTTGAGGTAATCCAGACTTGGGTGTTTTCTTATAATCTGTAATTTCTTGGTTATCTAATAATTTTTTAATAGAAGAAGCAGCCCAGATTTGTACATCGACACTTGTTCGATCTTTTATTAATTTAATTAGATTAACTCTACGTTTGTCTAACCATTTTCCAAAAATCTTAGCTTTTTCGACATCTATTTTAACTCCTTTGAATTTCATGTCAACCAAACAAGGAAATAATTTTGTTTCTAATTCAAAAATTTTTCTACAAGTTTTTTCTTCAACGAGGTTGCCTTCTTCGTTGTATTTAGTATATAATACTTCGTCCAAATGTTTTGTGTCAAATAATTCCCACAGTTTTAAAGTTAAGTTTACATCTTGTTCTGCGTAATCTTTTACTAAATGATAAGGGAGCTTGTGCATGTTAGTCATTGGATCTTTTATTGTTCCATTAGACCAGTCTAAAACTTTAGTTGCTAAATCGTATTTATATTTAGTTTCGTTTAAATAATCTTTACTAATAGAATCTAATGAATATCTCATTCTTGTTTCATCAATTACAGAAGTTGCTATCATTGTGTCGAGTAATGGTCCTCGCGGCATCTCTCCAGTTGCCGATCTAATCCAACATACGTCGTACATGGCATTGTGAAAAACCTTACGTAAACCCTTGTTTTTAAACACTTTTTCGTTCAAATAGTTCCATGTTTCTTTAGTGTTTAAATTATCTGTCATGTTATGTGCAATAGGAAAATATAAAGTTTGGTTCTTTGTAGCTATAGCTATGCCACAAACAAAACCATCTTTTCTAACTGCACCAGACCCTTTTGTTTTTAAATTAGGATCATAGGTTTCTAAGTCAACTGCAACAGTATCTATACCTTTTAAATCTAAATCACTTAACTGTGGAACAGCACACATTATTTATTTTTCTCCGGATAATCACGATCAATTGCCATTTGACAATAATGAATTGCTTTCTCTAAATCTTGTTTTTGCCCTTTTTGCTTATGACGACATAAATATTTAATCGCATTTCCTTCGGCAAAGGGTAAATTATTTTTATTTATAAATTCTGAAGGTTGAATCGTCATCGATTGATAATGATCTCCCCCTACTTGTTTTTTATATACCTCATTCATTTTTTCTCCCTAATGTTGTTTTATATTTTCCTGGGCTTTTTGCTAAAGTCCAGTAATCAAAGATTCCTCTACTGTACGCTGTGTACGCTAGTCTTAATTGAGTAAACCAATCTTCTCTTCGTGTTAGAGTATGGTCTACAATAACATTATCAAATGTTAGGCCCTTGACTTCATGAATATTTCCATATTTAATTTGAATGTTCTTATCAAAATCAAAACCTTTGGCTAAGACTTTTTTAATGTAAATTAATTTTTCTTTTGTAGTTTTAGAAGGAACTCTAATCAAATCAAAGTCCCTGTATTGTTTACAGTCTGGTTTTAATAATCCTTTAGTTATTAAATTATCTATGGTGTAATCTTCTTCACGCCAGCCATCAAAAATTTTAGGGTCTGCCTTACCCCTAATAATAACTTTACTCCCTATGTACTCCCAAAAATGTTTTATTTGAAGAAGTCTCATTGGTACACCTTTTACAAACTCGGGCCATAGATGATGAGCTCTTAGTTCTTTTTTAGATACATGAGCTGAATTTTTAACATATGCATACTCTAATCCGTGTCTATCAAAAAATTCGGTACACCTATATTTCCTGGCGTTTCCTCTGTATGTAAATAAAAATGTTTGATTAGTGTTTTTTATTTTATCTAATAAAATATCTAAATGGCTAGAACCTTCGAAGTTAGATAAATAATAGCTGTTGCCTTTAATAACTTCTCCTATATGGCCCATATTATGCTTCTCAGTGTACCGAGCCGGTGTCCATATTCTATGAGAGCCATAGTGGTCCCAAATAGGTTGAATGATCTTCTTACATAATTTATTTATAGCTTCACTACATCGTAAGCCTTCTTTTAATTCTTTATAAGGATGAGCAGCTAATTTGTGATATTTGTCTGCATCTGAGCCCGCATATTCAAATAATGTTTGATCTGCGTCTCCAACTAAATAATAGTGACCTTCTTTTACATTTGTTGCCATTTTTTCAATAGCTTTGGTTTGAGGAACATTACTATCCTGACATTCATCTATAATGACTGCATCAATGTCTGGTTCCCTAATATCTGGATGATTAAAACCCTCAATCATATCTGTGTAATCACATTTATTATTATCTTTTTTGTATTTTTTATATATTGGAAGAAGTTCTTTAATTAATTCCATAGTATAAGGCTTATAAGATTTTTGATCACAGACTCTCCAATACTCATTATAAGTCATACCACGTCCTTTAGCATCTGATCTAAATTTATATAGAGGGTGTTTATCGACATCTGTTGAAGAATCTCTACCAAATAGTCTATTTATGTTAATTAAATTTTTATGGTCTTCGTATTCAAATTTGTCATTATGTAATAATCTCTTTTTACAATAACGATGTATGGTGCATATTTTATACTTCATAGATTTTTCGGTAAAACCTCTTTCTTTCATTGCAGGTAATGCTAAAACTGCATCTTTAATTTGATTAGCAGCTACCTTTGTATGAGAAAGAATAATTATTTTGTCTGGGTGGTATTTAAGTAATAATTCTTTATAAAGGTCTAATATAAAACCATGAGTTTTACCTGTACCTGGTGGACCTGCAATAAATCTAGGTTGCATCTTGTTCAAAATCTATCGCCTCCGGTTCTTCAGTATAGTCTCCCTCTAAAACTATATCTTCATTTTCAAGGTCGGGATTCTCTATTCTCCAAGATACAAGAGATTTTTCCTGGTAATGTCCGTGTATCTTCTTCGCCTTTAATATATCTTGAATATTTAATACTAAATCAA